GACCTTGAGAGTGGTCGCGTCGAGCTGCACCGTGGCGCTCACGAACTTCGGCCGGTTCGCGTTCGACTCGATCGTGTAGCCGGTGAGCATGGATCCCGCGCCCATGAGGTCAACCACGCCGAGATACTCGCTCACGAAGTCGGCGGTGAAGCCCGGGCGAAGGTTAAGCTGGAAGTTCCCCATGGCTCCCTTCAGCCGCCATAGGTAATCTTGCGCGGCCGTGCCCTCGGAGTTCTTCTCGGCTCGCTGGATCGTGACCGTCTGCTGGGAAGCGCTCGTCGGCGAGTATTTCACCCCGTAGTCGGCGGGCGAGCCGCTAGCCGTGGCGGAGTCGCTGTTCGCCGTGACGACATCGGAATCCGCGAGTGAGCCGCCACTCGTCGCGATGTAGCGGAGCGTCCCCGCCCCCGTGATCGTCTGCTCGATGATCCCGGTCTTCCCCCCGGTCGCCGAGTACGTCTCGCCGGCGAGGAACTGACTATCCCCTCCGGATATCGAGCCGATCGTGATCGTCTCGACGAGCTGCTCCTTCAGCCCGCACCCGAGGAGGAAGTCGGCGAGCGCCGGCGCCGTCCCCAACGTCCCGGAGGTCTGGAGGACACACGAGAACGGGATCCGCCCCTTGGCGCCCCCGATCTCGTCGAGTGCACTTCCGATGTCCTCGGAAGCTTCCTCGAGCTCGCGCCGATCATGCTCCGGGAGGAACGGCGCGTCCGTCGTGAACGGGTTGAGCTGGACGTCCGCCGCGACGAGGGTCTCGGCGGTCCCCTTCGTTCCCTCGAGCTCAACGGCGACCTGCTGCGCCCGCGTGAGAAAATAGTCAGCCATCGTCTTCTCGCCGTTAGCCCGGCGCTCCTACTGTTTCTTCGTACGTGAACGTGAGCTCCATGTGCATTCCGTCGAGCGGCAAGTCCTCGCGGTCCGGATCGTAGGCGAAGGCACTGTAGGTAGGCGTCGCCTCCCAGAGCGCCGTGAGTCGAGTCGGTCGAGCTCGTCGACGACGCCATCCGCCGTCGCGTCGAGATACATTCCCACCAGGATCAGGAGTGTCTTCGTGTACTCATCTACCGTCCGCGGCTCCCCCGCGTCCGGCGCCTGCACCCAGATGACGATGCACGGTCGCGGCCCGAGGACGTTCCCCTTGACGACGGTGCCACTCTTATCGAGCGCACGGAGCTGGATCCGCTCCGCCGGGACGTTGAAGTTGTAGGATCCCGTCCCGTCGATCGACTCGAGGGCGGTTTTCACCGCGGCCAGGATTTGCCGTGCCTTACTTGCCACTTTTCAACGCCGCGCGAATCGCCGCGCGGACCGCGTATTGGAAATCGCGCATCGCCTTCGGCTTGTATGCCTTCCACTCTCCCGTCCGCCCCCGGTAATGGAGCCTCGGCGATAACTTCACCGATCGCACCAGGTGAAAGAGTAGCCGTGGAGGCTTCCCCTTCTGTGGGAGGGCAAGGAATCTCTTCTTCCCGCTGCGAATGACAATCAGCCTTCCGGATCGCAGGTAGTCGCGGGACTTCTTCTTGATGAACCCGTGGACATCCTTCGCTTCCGGCATGGGAACGGTGATGTACTTCCCGCGCCGGGGTCGGACGACACCGCCGAATTCCTGCCTAACCGCCACGAAGCCCTTCGCCGTCATGTCGAGGCGGAGGTTGTCGAGGCGGTTTCCCTTCACCGCCCAACCGAAGGCTTTCTTGAAGCTGATCTTGTTCTTGCCCCCGGATCTGGCTCGGACTTTCCCAGCTTCGATCGGTCTCGATCCAGATATGATCCTTTGGCGACGGTGATGCCCACGGTATCGCGCGCCCACGCGGTCGGCAGCCTTCTTCAGCCGCTCCGCCATGATCCCAGGCGCGACCTTGAGCGCGCGCTCGAGCTTCCGCGTGTCGATCTTCACCGTGGCAGCCATCAGCGCACCGCCCGGAGAAGCCAACCACCGCGAAAGTCCTCGTCCCCGACGATCGTGTACTCGTCGGAGTCGACGACCACCAAATCCTCTTCCCTCGTCACCGATGGGAGCTGGTTCTTGTCGATCCAGATCTCCACCGTGTTCGCGAGCAGCTCTCCCACGTCGGATATCGGTTTCCGATTCACGACCGCCGTTTTCGTCGTCGAGGCGAATCCCGGCGCTAGCCGAAACGTCACCGATTCGGAGCCGGGACCAGTCGCCATGCCGTAGGCGTTGAGTTGTAGGAGTGTCGCGAAAGACATGAAATGCCTCCCCGGAGGGGTTGCCTCCGGGGAGTCTCAACGAAAGCGTGCTTACCGAATCAGGCCGAGATGCACTCGACAAGTTGTCACGCCGTTCCCCGCCGCGGCTGCGGCGACTCCGGCTTTCTTCAGCGCCCCTGCCACCAGCGTCATCCGGTCGTTCGTGTCGTCGTAGTAGAGGATCGCCCCCTCCGTGACGACGTCAGTCGTGAGCTTGGCATAGCTCACCTCCACGCCTTCGACCCAGACCGGGCAGTTAGTCGCCCCGCTTGCCTGGTCCTTCTTGTGGACGCAAACAAGCTCACCGACAACGATCGCCTGGCCCGCGGTCTTCGTCGCGGCTACGTTCGTGACGAGGATCGTCCCCTCCTCACGGGTTCTCTTGACGTTTGCTGCCATGTTTCGCTCCTAATGTTGTCGCGCGGGTACGAGTCCCACACCGCCCCTAAGGACGCGCTTAGGCACCCTTCGCGCGGTACCACCCCCTGTGGTCGACGAACTTGACGCCGACATCCAGGTAGACGCCCCACTCGATGCCGAGGATGTTGGTTCCCTCGACGCGAACCGTGCTCGGCTCCTCGCGTCCCTCGAGGAACGCCATCTCGGCGCCGTCGATCAGGTTCGGGTTGGCGACCAGGTACCAGGCCGTAGTCCCGTTCGTCGCCGCGTCGAGTCGAGGCTCGACAACAACCTGGAGAGCCTTCACCCATGCCGGCTGGCTTGACGCGACCAGCGCCGGCGTGATGTCGCTCACGACCTGGAGCGCCGTCGTCTCGAGCGTCGCCGGGACGAGGAGGTAGTCGGGAATGATGTTGAGCGTCGGAGCCGTCTCCCCGGTCGCCACGAGCCCCTTCTGGAGCCTCATGAGCTTCCGAGCCCCTCCGAGGTTCGCGATGTCGATGGCGAAGGCGCCCGTTGTGTAGTTCGCGCCGCTTGTGTGGTCGGTCGCAAACAGCGCCTTCGAGTCCTCGGCCATGGTCGGACCAACGCCCGAGGCGGACACGAGAAGCGCGTAGAAGAGATCAGACGGAAGCCTTCGCGCCGCGATACCCATCTTCCTTGGGATCGAGTCGAGCGCCGAGAGGTCGTCGTTGATGAGGGTCTCCCTGGTCACTCCGTACCGCTTGGAGTACGTCGCGACCGAGTAGGTCTCCCTCGCCTCGGCAAACCCGGCCTCCGGCATGGGCGCGCCCTCGGGAGTGAGCTCCAGGTTCCCGGAGTCGCCGAGCTTCACGCGAGACACGCTCTTGAAGTCAGGCACCGACACGATCCGCACCAGCGGCCGGTAGGTAGCCGGAGATTCCGCCCACCCCCGGAGAAGCGACTTGGTCGCCAGGTTCTCGAGGAGATACGGGTAATCGGAGACCGTGCCCGCGATGGCCCGCTTGCCAAGCGCCGTAGCGATCAGGATGTCACGACTCAGGCCGGTAACCTGGATCCCCTCCCGCCGCATAAACTCCCTGGCATGTTCGAGGAGCGAGTAGGCTTGCACATCCCGAGCCGCAGCTCGGCGCCGGTCGGTGATCTCCGGATCCGAACGCCCCCAGCTCATGCGGAGCGCCAGGGAGTCCTCGGCGGCCTGGCGGTACTTGGTCCGCTCCTCATCGCCAAGCTCCACCCGCTGCGTGTTCCCCATCGGCGGCCGGATCTCCTGGAGACGCCTCAGGCAAGCCGCCCGCGCCTGGTCTGCGGAGGCACCGCTGAAGATCAACTCCGCGGCGAGACCCCGAGTCTCCGGGAACTGCTCGCAGATGTTCGTCACTTCACGGACTCGTTCCCGCTCGCGACGAGTAGCTCGCTCCTCGGCCGCTGGGTCAACCGGCATCTGCCGGATCTTCTCCGGCGCCGGAGGCTCCGCGGGCGGATCGGGCTCCGGCGTCGGTGCCGGATCCGTGGCATCACCCCCGAGATGCCGCAGGAGGAACTCCTGTGCCTCGTCGTCGGTCGCATCCTCGGCGAGCCCGAGCGCGATCAGACGCTTCCTCAGCTCTTCGTTCATCCGAAACTCCTTGCCCCCGAGGGGCGCTGTTCTGCCGACTCCTACGGTTGCGTCCGCCGGGATCGGGGTCACACTGAACTCCACCGCGCGCCACTTGGTCGCGATGTCGGCGGGACCCTTGAATGTCCGCCCGCCGGGAGACTTCCACTTTTCGCCGTCATTGAGGATCTGCCACTTGGAAACGCGGAACCCAACGCTCATGCCCTCGATCGATCCCCCGGAAACCTTCCGGAACACACGATCCGCATCCGGATCCTCGTCAAAGACGATCGACGCCCGCCCCTTGCGGTCCGCCTCGTCGATTCGCACATCGTCGGCGCGGCCGACGACGACGTCCGGATTGTGGTTGAACAGCACGCTTCGGAGCCCCGCGATATCGACCGCAGCCTTCTCATGGAGAAGGATCTGGGGGATCCCGAGAAACGAGATCCCATCCGTCTCCGAGGAGAAGGAGACGTCGATCGACCGCGATTCATAGTCGATATCGTCGGCCTTGATCGTCACGTCTCGCCGGAACACCTGATCCGGCGGCCTGCTACGCGGCGTCCTTCTCCTCTGCGCCGTCTTCCGCCTCTGCGTCGCCGTCTTCGCCATCGTCCGTGCCTTTCACCGCCTGCGCTTCGTCGCCCTGCGGCGTCGTCGCGGCCTTTACGCCAAACAGATCCAGCTCGAGCCCCTCCTCCTCTGCCCACGCCTTGAAGCTCCCGAGGTCGCGGAGGATTTTTCGAGGATCCCCGCCTCGCTGGATAATCTCCTCGATCGGCGAGCGGAGCCCCGCGCGGATCGCCTCGATCGTGGAGCTGACGTCCTTGCTCGGGTCTATCCACGGCCACCCAGGCCGTACGAACTCGACCGCGAGATGCCGCCGCGTCAACTCGCGCACCGGGAGGAGCTGCGCCAGGTGAGCCGTACGCTGCACCTCGCGCCAGACCGGGACATTCACCCGCCGGTTGAGGAACTCCTGCTGCGGTTCCCAGTGCCGTCTGTCCTGGTTCTCACCGGACCGCGCCGAGAGGTAGGTCACCTTCGAGAGGTCCCGGCTCACGAGCTCGTAACTCACATCCAGGCCGCGCGCGATCAGCCGCAAAAAGAGCCTCGCGAGCTGCTCGATCTGCGAGCCCTGGACGTTCGAGGAAACGCCCTCGATCCCCTCCCCTGGCTTCAGGTGGGCAATAATCCCACCCTCGAGGTAGTCGATCTCGTTCTGTGCGTCATCGGTCGTGTCGGTCGCATCACCCGTGGATATCGGCGTGTTCCAACCGCCGGAGCTCCTCGTGATCGCCACCGCGAAGGCGGAGGCCACCCGTTCCTTGATCATCACGAAGTCGAGCCACTGCATGAACGCCTCGAAAGCGTTCGCGACGGTCAGGAACCGGGTCATTCCCCGAACCTGCCCCGGCTCAAGCTCCTCGTAGAAGTGAATGACTCGATCCGCCGGAATGAAAGCAGGCTGCGCGCTCTGGTAGCTGTATCCCGTGTCGAAAGGATGGTTCGGGTAGATCCAGTATCCCTCGATTCCACCAGACGAGCCGAACTGGACGCCCTGAACGATCTTCTTCCCGTCCTTTCGTCCCCACTCGTCTTTCATGGCGAGGCGTTCGGAAGGAATGATCTCGGTCGAGAGCGGGATCTGGCGTCCGTCGGTTGGCGTCCCGAACAAGAGGAGCCCCTCGCCGGCGACGTAAAGCTCGCGGACGCATTGTTGCTGCTGCTCGTAGAAGCTCAGTTTCCCCGTCGGGTCCGCAGCCTCGGCCCAGTCGGACCAGAGCCCCTCCGCGATGTCGTTGAAGCCCTCGTCGGGGTCTCGCTTCTTCTGGCGGATCACGCGAGCTTGGGGAATG